AGCAATAGAGCATCCGCAATCACAAAGGGCTTTCTTATTAAAGAAAAGCTCCTTCTCACGTTTAGCACGTTCATGATATTTCAACACTCGATCTCCCAAATACTCTAAATAACCATCAATTCGATAGTTCAATTGAGTAGGAAAGAAAGAAATGTGTCTATTAACACAACGCACATCTAGTATATTAAAATTCCAACTAGAATTACGTTCACCAGGAGTCATTTTACTAAACTCCTTATGCTGCAAAGTCTTATTATCCGTTTTAACGGAAACATCAACTAAAACTCCATACTCTAATCGCCTCTGACACTTTTCAGTGGGTCCAGGGCAAACAAAACTGGCAGAATTACAAGTAATAATAACAAGAACAATGTCATTAAACATTTTTCCTTTATCATCAACGGCAGCGCAACGAAAATCTAACGGGGCAGTGTCAACCACTCTTTGAATAATAACGTCCATCGGCATCAAATCTTTCATTGGAAAATCACTATAGATATCAGGAGCATCATTTATGACAAGATACTTAGCCGACTTGTGCATTCCACTAGAAATGGGAAATTTGTCCCAGACATTATAATTAATAACGTCACCAACAAATCTAACCATATTCAAAAGAACAGCAACATAATCTATAGTATTTTCAATAAGAGTCGTCTTACCAACACCTGGCTCGCCTTTCATCAAAATTACAATAGGAGGAGTCCTAACAGTCAAGTCCTTCAAACGAACTTTAACATCAGTAACGTATTTACGCAACCCATCAAGTTTACGGTTAATTTCAGTACTATTAACAGAATACAATCGATCATCAATCAATCGCTGAGCAAATGCATAATTTGACAACATCTGCTCTTCAGTTAGAGGCTTTTCAGCCTCATACAGAAATTTTGTCGCTTCAACAACAAAGTAAACATCTCTAGGTAAATCAAAGAAATCTCTCCAAGACCCGGTTTCATAAACTCTCTGAAACCCGCAAAACACACCTTTAATAACGCTAAAAAAGACAGTAAGT